TATGTTGCTTTCTTTATCATTCGCCATGTCTGCGAATTGGCGTAGAGCCATTGCTGTATTTAGCATGTAGAAAGGTTGAAAGTAAGTTTCTGATTTTGTGTCATAGATTGTGAATATTTCGAGTGTCATAGTGTATTCCTTTTATATAGTGCCATTTTGGCTTTGTGGTGTACCTCTTTTTGTTTGAGGGCTTCGGGTGTAAATAGATGTGCCAGGCCTTTCATTTTTGCCTGGCGATTTTTAAGAATTAGATCTAGAGGAATTAGATCTTTATTGTCTTGAGTTAATATTTCATATTGAGTGTCATAGTATTTGGGTAATGAATGTTTTTTTCCTTTGTGTGTTACAAAGTCCGATGGGTATATATCGGTATGGTGTTTGGCGAGCCAGCGACTGGCTATGCCCGGTCGCCGGCTCATAGTTGCGTATTCTTTTTTGAGAGTGATGACTTCGCCTTCGGCGGTCATGCGTTCGTAGTGTCTGAGTCCGTTGGACATGTTTATTGCCTCGGCTTTAAGGCCATTTATTTTTTTTTGTACGTATGATGCGACGTACGAGGCTGATTCAAAAGTCACTGATCCTACGGAAATGTGACCTTTGCCCCAAAGGGTTTTGAGTATTTCGGACGTATGTAAGTCCTTTTTTCGGGGTATTGGTATAAGGTCTGAGAATTGGTGGTTGAATATTATGGCGTGGTAGTGTGGTCTACCTTCTTTTTCGCCATATTCACCGCAGTGGTAGAATGAGAGTTTTTTGTGTGAGTATTTTTTTCTGAGACGTTTCATAAAGTCTTGCCAGTGCTTTAGTACGAGTGTGCCTGTTGGCGGTAGATGTTCGTTATCGTATGTTAGTGTTATGAAGCTATTTTGCGGGTGCAATGAGGCTTCGTGTTTTATGCGGATTGCCCATTGTCGGGCGTTGTCTAGCTTACAGCCAGAGCATTGACCGCATTTTATTGGTGTTGTCGGTAAGTCCATGAAGGCTTCCGAATATTTAAATGTGTATTTTCCAATGTTTACCGCAGAGCGGTACATTGTTAGTGGATGAAAGCATGACATAGTGTTTTCTCCAGTTATTGGTTATAGGCGGATACCGCCTCTCATAATGTTGTTTCCTCTCATTGAGTTTTTACGGTTAGTTAGTGAAGCTGTTCTAGAGAACATCTTTTTAGATTTTTTATAGTTCATTTTCTTTGGTCTTCTCATTTTTAGTTCCTTATATTGTTATTTTGATTTTTTTTAACGACTTCCGGTGTCAGTCGTTACAGTTGTATCAAGTAGACAACTGTTAAGAGTCTCCTTGCGGAGCCTCTTGGCTAGGCGCGACTTCGTCTTTGCCGGACGGGATTTGAGAAATCCCATCTCCTTGAAGAGCTTGATCTTCAGGGTGTAGGGCATTTAATAAGCCCATTTCGACCATTTGGTCGTGATTGTTTTCGTCCTGGGCGAATTGTAAGAATTTGTAGGGTTCATTCTCGAATCTAGACCTCACATGTTCGGGTAGTTCTTCGAATAGTGTTTTAGCCAGGGCTATTTGATTCTGTGCTTCTTGGAAGTTATGCCCAGAGACGTCTCCGTATTGCGGAGAAGTTTTTGTAGGTGGCATGATTCCTGTTTCCATGAATTGAGCGAGTATTAAATTAATATCGCATGCGTTAGTGTGGTGCTGTTCGGTTTTACCGTCAGTGTGTGTTATTCCGTAATCAAGTGTACCTGTGTTGTAAGTTGAACGGAATTTTGGTTGTATTTTTTTAGTCATAGTTATTCCTAAGGTTTATTTGGTGTGAATTTTGGTATAAAGTCAGAGACTGGTGATGATATAGCTTTAGCGCTATTTCCATAAAATTCAGCAGTGGTGGCGGCTTTTCCGCCTTTAGAAAGTAAGTATCTACGATACATTTTTCCTTTTTCGGCTAAGCCGACACCAGCGTTATATTGGTTATTAGCGACATGTTTTTGTGCGCGTGTTAATTCTTCTTGTTGAGTTAAATTTTTTAAATTTTGAGCGGATGTGGCAGCAGCCAATCCTTTTTGGCCAGTGTCTTCGACTGTGGCTTGTTGTCCTGCAGGTGAGCTGGCTTCTTTGCCGCCAGCTAGTATTGGATTTAGTCCAGCCGCTTTTAAGTCCGCCATTCGGCGTTGTACGGCTGAGTTGGACATTCGTTCTTGAAAGTCCATTTGTTTTTGTGCCTGTTTTGCGGAAGCTCTGTTGCGGCGTTCTCCGGAGAGAAAGCCCATTATTCCGGTACCCATAGCGCTGGCATCCATTAGAAGCTAGTGCCTCCAGGTACGGAGTTGACAGGCATTGGACGTGTGCAGTTTAATTTGAACAATGAGTCAAATATGAATTGTGGTACAGTAAGTACGGCAAGCGTTCTCTGTACGTTAGTGCTTGGCACTTCGATAAACGAAGAGCCGAGTACTGGTAGTGCTGAATAGTGTTCGGCATAGTGCCAAGAGTCTAGTGTGCCGCCACTTGTGGCGTTGGTGCGGAAGAGTCCGGTTATTGATGATGGTTTGTATCTGTATTCTGCGTAGCGTTCCTGGTATCCCCAGGTTAGATCGTCAGTAGCTGAGCCATCTGCGTAGATTTCTTTATTGAGTACGGCTTGTTCGCCGATAGTTGACAGAGTTGGCCAGTAGTAATCGTAGATTGTGTTTCTTGAGAACATGCGGTTTAGGCCTTGTTGGTATGTTAGGTCTGCGCGAACGCTGACCATGCCTATAAGTATGCAGTGTTCTGTAAATGATTTTGTCCATGAGTGGTTCATGAGTGTTGTCGTTCCGATGGCCGCAAGATTTCCTTGAGGTGAGACGGCGTCGGTTGAAGTTGTTTGTGCTATTGGTGAGATGTTTACAGGGCTTGAGCCACCGCCTAGGTATTCTGGACGTTGTAAACGAGCGTCTGGTGAGGTTACGTTGAAGTGTGATTTTATTACTTCGATGTATCGGCTACCGCCGCGTGCTTGCTTTTCTAAGAATTTTTGGGTTGCGAAAGCAAGTCGAAGTTGGTTTATTGTTGCTGATGTAGCATTAGTTAGATCAGCATACATTTTGTTGGCTTCTGTGCCAGCAGTGTTTCCTACTTGTAAATAAGTAGAGCCAGTATATGGTTTAGTATAGGCGCTAAATACGTCTGAGTACCATGATGCGTCATTGCTGTCGGGTGCGGCTGTATGAATATCTGCTGATGTGCCTAAAGGAAGTGTTACGTCCGCCCCTTTCTGAGGCCAAGGTAATGATGATGTAAAATAGTCGTGGCGTTTGCCGCGTTTATGTATTTGATATGCTGTGGCATCGTTGCCTGAAGTTTTTAACATTGGTTTGAAGTCTTGGAGATTTTCATCTCTGAACCAATCGTTGTAGCAGAGCGTATATGCTCTGTGCCATAAAGCTGAATGAGTAAGTCCAGCTATTTTTGTTGGTATGCCTATGTAGTCAGACAGTGTTTGTTCGAGTGCGCCTCCGGCTGGAGTTGTTATTGTTGGCGGTATTGGCGGTGTTTCTGTTACAGATGCTGTGTTGTTTGTATTTGTATATTGTCCTTCTTGTGTTTCTCCCATGAATTCTTGGAAGTCCGACCATAGAAGTCTGACTGGGATAGAGAAGAAGTGTGTGTCCATGTACAAGTTGTCCATGGTTGGGTTAATTGGTGTTGACAGCCTAGCGAAGGCTGTCATATTTGAGGAGAATGTATCTCCTGGTAGAGCCTCATCTACGTATATAGGTACTAGATCTCCAGCGCTGAAGGTTGTTTTAAGTCCATGTGAACGATCAAAGGTTGAGCGTTGTATATCTGCATGGGGTACTTCAGAGAATTTATGTTGGTTGCTGGTAGGTATTCTAGTGTTACGTGTGTGCGATGCAGGCTGTTTCATGTTACTCCGTAGGTTTAGTTTTAGTGAATGATATCACGTTTTCGTTAGCTGACGCGATTAGTTTTTTGTCGATAGTTTCGAATTTGGCGTCTTGGTCTTGCCAAGAGCCTAGGTGGTAGAGTGTGTAGTCTTCGGGGTGTTTAGATATGTTGCTTTCTTTATCATTCGCCATGTCTGCGAATTGGCGTAGTGCCATTGCTGTATTGAGCATGTAGAAAGGTTGAAAGTAAGTTTCTGATTTTGTGTCATAGATTGTGAATATTTCGAGTGTCATAGTGTATTCCTTTTATATAGTGCCATTTTGGCTTTGTGGTGTA